CCCCCGAACAGTTGTTCGTGGGTGAGGGACGCAGTTGTGTTACCCATAACTGTTGTCCTCCTGTCCTGTGTTGGTGGTCGTGCTTTTATGATAGCACCTAACAGGGACAATGGCAACGGCTTTCGCGCCAGCGATTGCAAAATCGCTGAGTATAATATATTCTATACTCTACTCTTCTTTACTCTACTCTACTTTGTCGATTGTTTCGCCGGAAATACCCGGAAATGCTGCTTTCAGTGCATATCCGCGCGGATATGCGTTCAAAACGGTATTTCCGCTCCGGTTATATTGTTTTTCGTGGTATTTTGGGACAACTGCGTGTGTTGTCTCGCACGACCCTTTTATCAACTTTTTCCACCTAGTTTTCCGCTTTTCGGGTCATTCTGGTATTTCCGCGCCGTTTTTTTGCGGTTATCCACGGAAATGATAGAAAATGTATCAAAAAGTGCATTTCTGCTCCGAAAATGCCTTTTTACGAGAATAACCGCGCCGGAAATGCTGTTTTAAGTGTGTTTCCGGGGAAGATATTGCAAAAAACGGCAATAAAAAAAGAGCCTCCCGGCCCTCTTGCGTGAGGAATACCGGGAGGCTCGTGCTGTTATGTGGTAGCCGCTGGGGCGTCCTTAGTGAATCTGGTTCTTGACGTTCTCGTAGGTCTTATCGCCCTCGATAGCGGCCTGCGTGAAGGAGTTGTTGTACCACCAGTTAATCAGGGCCGTAACGGTGGTGATGCCCGTGGTGACGAGCTGTTCCACCGTGCTGCTCTCGATGGGCAGCGGAGACTTGCCGAACGCGCTCAAAATCTGGTTTGCCAGAGCCAGCAGCAGAGCAGCGGTACGGGCGATGGTGGCGGCGGAAACTTTGTTATTGTACTTCATAATAGCGTTCTCCTCTCATTCGACAATGGATTTGATTCCACAGCGGGAAACGACTTCCCGCTGTGCGTGTTTGACCTTAGAGGCGTAGTCCAAGGCTGCGTGCATATCACCATTGCAGTGCGCGTCAGGGATGCGCTGAACTGCCTTTGCGGTAGCCTCGCCGAGGGCGATGGCGGCGAGAGAAGTTTCATAGATGCAGATTTGCAGCTCCTCTCTGCTCTTTTCGCGCTGGGCTTCAATGTTCTCGCGCTTCTTGGCCTCTTCGGTTCGTTTTCTCTCGTGCTGCTCGATTTTACGTTCAATCAGCCAGACAGCAAAGCCAAAGATTCCAGACGGCACTCCAACGGTGACGAGAATTTGCCATGTTTCCACTGGTATCACCTCCTCCCTCACAGATATTTGTCTGCGCCTGACAGGGCAGTCCAGCTCTTGGGGCCGCAAATGCCATCCGGGACAAGGCCGTGCTTACGCTGGGCCGTCATCAGTGCCTTTGTGGTAGCCGGGCCAAAACTACCGTCGTGCGGGATGCCGAGGAGCCGCTGCAGCATAACCGTAGCTGCGCGGTTAGCGGCTCCCTCGCAACCCTGCTCGATGGTCGGCAGGACAAACTTATTGTAGGTGGTGCTGGGATACACGCCGGGCTGGACGCAAAGCCATGTAGCCTTGCCTCCGCGCGTGTCTGTGTGGACAATGGCGGCCTTGTCGTGCCAGTAGATGCCGACCGCGCCAAAGCCCTGTGCGGCCGCGATGATGCCGAGGGCAACGGGGTTTACGCTCCGGTCCTTCGTGCGCCAGTCGGCCGCAATGCCGTAGAGGTGGCGGCTTGTCCGGCTGCCGTCAACTTTCGGGTCTGCGTTGTGCTTCACGCACCGGTAGCCCGACGTAACCTTGATGGCCTTGCCGAGCTTGGTGCGGATGGTCTGCATCTTCTGGATGAGCTCCGGGTCAATCATCTGCGCCGTGCATCCGCACGGGCAGGCAAACTCGTGCCGCTCGAAGTCTGCGGTGATTTTTGTGTGGTCGTTCGGCTTAAAGGTAATTACGCTCATTCTCGACGTCTCCTTTGTTGGTCTGTTTGAGTACGGAAAATTCTGCGTGTACCACCGCGCGGGCTGCTCCGTAGCCCTCCGGCTCCCCGCAGTTCGTTTCGAGGGAGTATTCCTCCCACCGGTCGAGCAGCTTAACGGTGGCCGTCAAAAGCTGTTCGAGCCTCTCCTCGCGGTTCATTGGCGGCTCCTTTCAGCGGCTCTCGCCGCGCCGGAACAGTGTGTAGTGCGGACGTTCCTCCCCAAACAGCCAGTATCGCAGCCAGTCATCGAGGACGACGGCCGCGATGGACACGAAAATCCACAGGATGCTAAACGGGAGGCAAATCTGCCCTTTGTAGTTGAGCGGCATCCCGGAGTAATCCCAAACGCCGAGGCCGAGCCAGACGTTGAGAATCATCCCGGTTGCGAGCTCCGCTCCTGTAACGATGGCTGAACCGATGATACCCTGCAAAATGAGCGGGGTATCCCATTCGAGCAAGCCCTCGTTCAGCTCGCCTAGAATCAGGAAAAGGAATCCGCCGAGGACGAACATCGTCCAGTGCGTGTGACCGCGCCATACCGTCTCGAGCAGCGCGTAGGCCGTGCCGCCTGTCAGGAACAGCACGGCTGCCTTACTGGCCCGATACACTAGCGATGACCTTTGCCATGTTGGCCGCAAGGTCCTCCGGGAGCTGTGCGCCGTAGTGGATACCGGCCAGCTCGTCTGCCGTCTTGGCACGGGTGGCCCACTGCTTCGCGTGGTTGAAATAGGTGGTGTGGTAGAGCTTGTGCGCCACGGCCGCTGCTGCGACAGCGTTGATGTCGGCCGCGCTGAACACACAGCACAGCTTACCATCCGCGTGATAGGGATAGCCATCCGCGCCCGCTTTCACGGCTTCGAGCGCGACGTTGAGGTTAATCTGGTCTGCCTCCGTCAGCGCAAAGTGCTGGATGGAGCCGTCCGCAAGCCCGACCCAGCAGCCCTCGACGATTGCCTTGCGGCAGGCATCATCCAGCTCGGTCAGCTTTTCAGGCAGAAGCTCTTCGAGCTCCTGCTTGCGGGCCATTTCGGTCCATGCGGCGACGTTGGCCTTGATGCTGTCCTCAATGCCCTCCCTCCACGGGATGATGAGGGTGTACTCCTGTGCCGTGTATACGGTGGTCTGCTCCTCGCCGTTTGCGCCGGTCGTGGTGCGGGTCTCCGCGTTGATGTTCTCGTGCAGCAGCACCTCACACTGTTCGGGGTTGAGCCGCGTTACCGACACAATAGGCGGTTCGTGCGCGTATTCTCGCTTCATGTCTGATAGCCTCCTTTAGCTTTTTGAAGTTCACATACGGCTTAACGTACTTCACGAAAAAGCCGTGGCAATGTGCGTGTTTCAGCCATCCGCAGTAGCTCATAACCGCTGCTGCGTCCCGCGCTCGCACTCTGCCTGTTTTCTGGGTATGCTTGTAGGTTTTCTTCACCCTCCGCCTCAAGCGCAGAGCGAGGTTCTTTCGCAAGGTCGTTTTCTCGCGGAAGAATCGGAATCCAAGAAAATCCACCGCACGGGCAGCCGTCGGGAATATCTGCCAGTTGGCCTTTAACACAAGGCCGAGACCCGCCAGAAACTTCTCGATTGCTTTCACCGCTCTGTGCAGGAGCTTTTTACTCGATGCCCAGAGACACATATCATCCATGTACCGGACAAAGTACCGTATGTGGAGCACTTCCTTGATGAAATGGTCGAGCCGCTGCAGAAGGAAGTTCGCAAACCACTGTGAGGTGTAATTGCCAATCGGCAGGCCGTCCGAGCTGTTCAGCACCGTCTCACACAGCCGCAGCATCCGCTTGCACTTGATAACGCGCCGCAGTTCCTGCATAACGGCCGGGGCCTTAGACGATGGGTAGAATTTTCGGATGTCGAGCTTTGCGCAATATTTTGTGTTCTTCCTGTCCAGCTTGTACCACTTCTCAATGTGCTTCTTTCCGTAGTGCGCGCCGCGCCCGGGGACGCTGCCGCAGTTCGTTTCGCACATCCCGCGCATAAACACGGGTTCGAGAACGAGTATCATCATCCAGTGGACGATTTGGTCGGGGTAGAATTTCGGGCAACAAATTTCTCTCACCTTTTGCGTCGCGCCGTCCTTGATTTGGAATCTCCGGTACGGTGAGGGCGTAAAGCTCTCGTTCGCAATCATGGTGTAGAGTTCATCGACGTAATGGTCGATATTATTCAGGATGCGTCTAACCGACCTCCGGCGACGCTTTTTCCGTGATGCCTTTATGATGGCGTCCCTGATAAGCTCTCTGTCGAGGAGCTTTTCATACAGGAATCCTGCCCTTTTCAACAGGCATTCACCTCTTTCTTTTAGCCTTGAGGGTTTTCGAGGCCTGTCCGGTCCTACTAGCTCCCACCTGATGTGGCGTATTTTTGCCGAGTGGCAAGGCGGCCCGTTCTCCGGGTCCGGCTGCCTCTAGGGCGGCGAAATGGTGTGCAATAATTTATGGGAACGCATAAAGAAAGACGCGCGCGGCGGTTCCAGTTCGAGTTCGACGGGGCATTGTTGCAGTTGAAGTAACGAGAGCCGTAGTTCCGGCCATTGTTGAGGTTGCCGCCAGCAATCACCGCACAGCAGGGCACACCAAGTCCCTGTTTGGAGTTAAAAAGCGAAAGAAAAAGACAGAAGAAGAAAGGGGGCTGGCCGTCCCCAATCCCCTGCTGTCAGGTATTTTAAGAAAGACGCGCGCGGCGGCTCCAGTTCGAGTCCGACGGGGCAAAGTCGCAGCCGAAGTAACGAGAGCCGCAGTCCCGGCCATTGATGAGGTTGCCGCCAACAAACACCGCACAGACCGCGTTGCGTCCGTACCAGTAATAATCAGCGTAATAGGTGGAGGAGCTGCCGCCGATTGTCTTGGTTACGCGGATGAAAGGATAGCGCGGGTCTTTGCCGAGCTCCTTGACGTAGCCATCCTGCCCGGGCATCTCGAAGTCGAGCTGCACATAGTCGGACGATACCGTGCCTCCGGCGTATTTGGTGGGGTCAGGCAGATAGGCCATGTGGTACTTGTAGTTGCCCTCTGCGCCCTCTCTGACATGTAACAGGTCCGCCACATTGACCCATGCGTTTGCATAGGGGTTCTCCTTGCCACGGTAGATAAAGGGGTATTTGCCGCTCGTGTTGTCCACAGTGGAGCCGGAGCTGGCAGCCACAACATCGGCCGCGCCGTTTACCCACGGACGGGAGCTCACATGGCAGCCCTCGGCAATGCTGACTGCTGCGCCGTCGAAGTAGAGGTATGTCTGGTCGGTGCTCTTGTCCTCGATTTTGGTGATGATGCGGTTCTTGGCAACTTCATCGCTCCAAATGTTGCTCTTGGACAGGCTGATAGTCTGGCCGACGACGTAGTCTGCTGCCTGCGCTTTCGTAATGAGGATGCGGTTCGTGCTGTCCTCTGCTGCCAGCGCAACGTGAGAATCAGAATACGGCAGGGTGCTTGCGCCCATGATGACAGTCTGCACGTCTTTCGTGCCAAACTCAACCATCATCAGCAGACCGTCGATGTAGTTATCGACCGCCAGCATACCGGTGTACTGGGAGCCCAGCTTCTTGATGTCGGTCGCCCATCCGTTCAGGCTGTTGTAGTCGCTGAATACGCCGCTCCGGCTCGTGGGCTTCTTGCTGTCGGTCTGGCCCTCCATAGCGACGAGGTAGGCGGCGGAGTAGGTGCGGGGCATAAACTCAAAGCCCGGGACCGGGTAGGTAGACACGGCCATGACCTCATAGTCTCCGTCGATGCCGTCGAAGTAATAAAACTCCGGCGTCTCGACATACACCAGCTTTGCCGGGTCGTTTGTGGTGTAGCCCGGCTCGCCCTCGTATGCAGTGACGTGGAACGTGCGGTCTGCGTCGCGGTAGCCGTTGCAGCGGCGACGGCCTGCGAACGGGTAAGCCTTGTCGAAGTCGTTGGTGACGGTCTGGCTACCAACACCAGCCTCCGCCGTCATGCCGACGCTGTCGTAGATGCGCTCGCCCTTGCTTGCGCTCGCGCCCTTGGGCCAGCGGACGCCGTAGATTTTGACGTGCTCTTTGCGTTCCAGTGCGGAAATACGGTCGTCCAGCTTGGTGAGGTCTGCCTTAGTGGCGAGGCTCGACGGGTCGATAGTGACCTTGACCTCGGAAACGCGGTCGATGATGGTGTTGATGTCGTAGGTCGCCACGTTGGTGATGGCCGTGCCCTCGGGGCGAATCCACTGCGGATTGTCGGAGAATCCTGCGTAGGCGTACAGAATCTCTTTGCCGTCGGTGTCCTTTGCAAAGACGCCGATTTCCTTGACGAAAAAGCCCTGCGTCACGCCGATGCTGGAAACGGTGACGACGATTTTCGCCTCGCCGTTCTTCGGGTTGTCCACGCTCTCGATGGTGGCGTTTTTCAGCTCATGCACGAGGGCGTTGAGCGTTGCCGGGGATGCAGGAGGAGTGCCGTCGCCGACTGCGACGCGGGTAATCTGCAATGCGCCTTTCTGCGCCAGCAGTTTGCCGATAAGGGCAATGCCTTTGTTGGTGGTAATAGAACCGTCCATTTAGATACTCCCTTTCTGTGCTGTCTGCACAATATAGTGTGTGTTCTCGATGACGCCGCAGCCGGTCCGGGCCGTGTATGCTGCGGCCGCGCGCTCCTGCTGAAATGCCGGGGCGATAGCGACGAACGTGGTCTGCGCATAGGCCGCGCCGGTCCTTACGGTGCTCTCTGCGCTGTCCTCCCAGCCGCTATACAGAATCATGTCTGCGGCCGTTCGGCTGCTCTCAACCATGCCTGTGCGGGCGTGGAGCGCGTTCTGCGCGCTGCGTCGCTCCGGTGCAGGCAGGTCAACGGCCGTTTTGCTCGATTCGAGGACGACGGCCGCTGCGTGGAGCCCGGTCTCAAACGAGAGGCCGGGCTGCGGATGCAGGTCGATGCCAGTCCTGTCGCTCTGCGTGATATAGCTGCCGGTGCGCAGCTCTCCGGCTGCGCTCTGGCCGACAGGTGGCGGGGGTACAATGTCGTACCGGTTGCCCTCGAGTGCGTTCGAGCCAACATAGAGCCGCTCCGAGAACTCGATTTCAATGTTGGTGTATACCCGTCGTTTCCCCAGTTTTTTTCAAGGATGAACTTTGTCCGGCTCTTTTCCCCGACGTAATGGGGGAAGTAGTCGGCGGTCTGCCTGTTGCTTCTTCCCAAGTCTCGCACCTCCTTTCTGCTGGTGATTTCAAGAGTAGATGACCTTGCTACCCTCTGCCGTCTTTACAACGTCAACGGCCTGCGGGAAACGGGCTTTCATCTCCGGGTCGTGAGTGATAGCCATAATCTTGAGCGAGGAATACCGTTTCTGGATGGCCTCGAGGGCGTCGCAGTAGGCCTGTACACCCTTGTCGTCGAGGAACGGCGGTTCGTCAATAAACAGGAATCCGAGCTGCACTCCTGCGGTGCTACTCTTGAGTTCCGCCAGCGCAAGGATGACCGAGAGGGCCGCCTTAACACGCTCGCCGCCGGAACGGCTCATATAGGGCAGAGCTCCGGTCGCTGCGTCGTTTACGATGATGTCCAGCGCGGTGACCTCTTTCTTGCTGTTGCTCTTGAGAGTCTTTTCCATGCGCATCTCGATGCTCATGTGGCCGCCCGACATCTGGCTGATGATGCTCGTCGCGGTCGCCTCGAACAGCGGGACGATGCTGCGGACGATGTTATGCGGAATGCCGTCCTGAGAGAAAGCCCGCTTGAGCTCCTCGTAGCCCGCTGCAATCTGGCCCTGTTCCGTCGCCTGACGGCGAAGGACTTCGAGCTTTGCCTCTGCCGTCTCGATTTCTTCCATCTGCCTGCGGCTGTGTCCGGCCTGCTGGTCCAGCTCTTCAATACGGATATTGTCCACCGTGAGGGCTGCATCCGCCTCCGCGTACTGTTCCTTGAGCTCGTCAACATCAGCCTGCGCCTTTGCGAGGGTCAGAATCTCCGCATTGATGCCATCAATCGCCGTCCGGGTCTTTTCTGCGTAGGTCAGGAGCTCCGTGAGGCGGGTCTGCGCTGCGCTCTTTTTAGCCTCCGCTGCCGGGAGCAGCTTTTCCAGCTCGATGTATTTCTTAACGTCCGAAAGCTGCGTTTCAATGCTGGCGAGCTCCGCTGCATTCTGCCGGAGCTTTTTCAGCTCGTCCTCAACGACGAAACGGTCTGCCTCGAGGCTCTCGATATTGGCCGGGATGGTTTCCAGTTCCTCGTCGATGGCCTTGATGCGCTCTTTAACTTCTGCGAGGCGTTCTTTCTGCGCCGTCAGCTTTGCGAACCGTTCCGAGGCTTTCCGCAGGTCTGCAACGAGGAAACGCTGGGCCTGCAAATCCTTGCGGCAGTTGAGGCCCGTTGCCTTTTTCTTTGCGGCCTGATACTCAGCGTCGAGCTGCTCGGCGCGCTCCTCGGCCTGCTGCCGGTAGGTTTCCAGTTCCGTCTCGGCCGCAGGCAGTTTCTTTTTCGCCTCCACTGCATCCTGCAGGAAACGGCACTCCGGGTTCTCGACCGGGCATCCGCAGGTTTCAAGCATGATGGCCCGGGAGCGGATATGTGTGACCTCGTTCTCTTTTATGTCGAGCCAAGACTGTATCCGCGCGGTTTCTGCGTTCTTGGTTTGGAGCAGCTTCATGGCCTCTTGGTCTGCTGCGAGATACTGCTCGTCCTGTTCTTCCAGCGCGGTGAGCCGTTCGCTCGCTCCTGCGAGGTCTGCTGCTTTCCGCTCGAGCTCGTCATAGTCCGCGAGGGCCTGCTCATAGCTCCAACACGTTGCCTGTGCAGAAAGTTTTTCGGCCTCGAGGCTGCTTTTCTTTTTCCGCTGGGTGGAGAGCGCGGCCATAACGTCCCGCATCTTTTCTTCCTTGGGCTGAATCAGGGCCGCCGTTCCCAGCAGCTCCTCCCGCCGCGCGGAAAGTTTTTCGTAACTCTGGCTGCCCGCCTCGACCTCCTCGCGCTTATCGAGGAGAGCCTGTGCATCAGAAATCTGCGCTCTGCTAACCGCCTGCGCGCTGGCGTTCGCGTTCTTCTCCGCAATCCAAGAGCCGAGCTCGCTGGCGAGCTTTTCCGACCGCTTCTGCGCCTGCTTGGCAATGTCGAGCTTTGTCTGCGCCTCGCTCATGGCCTTTGTGTGGATGGCTCTGTCTGCTACCGCGCTGGCCTTTTCGACGGCCGTCTTGTTCATGGCCGCCTCGACCGTTGCCTTGTCCGGCATCGTCCGCCCGGTCTCCTCCTGCAAATCCGCGATGCGCCGGAGCTCCCGGTTGGCGTCTGCTGCCCTGTTGGCCGCCATGCTCTCCATGCGGTCATAAATGCCGAGGCCGAGGATGTTTCCGAGAATTGCCATGCGGTCCGCCTTGTCGGCCTGCAAAAAGAGGCCGTACTGGTCCTGCATGATAAGCCCAGTCGCCTTGAGCGTCAGGCTGTCCATGCCGATGGTGTTCTCGATGATGGCCTGCGTATCGCGGTATTTCTCCGCGCTGCGGTTCTGCCAGCTCTCGTCCACATACTCGGAGAGATTCAGCGTCGCCTTGCCGCTCTTTGTGCGGGTACGGGTCACGCGGTACAGCTTGTCTCCGAGGTAGAATGTAAACTTGATGGAGCCGCTGCGGGCATCCGGGTCGTTGCAAATCCAGCCCGTGAGGTCGCCCTCCCGGGGCTCCTCGAAAAGGGCGTCCAGCATAGCGTCCATAAACAGGCTGGACTTACCTGCGCCGTTCTCGCCGTTGATGGTGGCAAAGGAAATGCCGTCGTAGCTGAACAGCTCGTCGCGGTAGTTGCGGTAGTTCTTGACCTCAATCTCCACCGGCATAAACACGCCGGTCGGGGTCTCAAGGCGGCCTTTTTCCATCGCCTCCGAGATAATCGGACGGGCTAACTCAATGATGCGCTGGGCGTCCTCCGGGCTCTTTTCCTTTTCGGTGAGGTACTCCGCGAGGTTCTGCTCCGGGCTGTTGTCGCCGTGGAGCTCGTCGCGGTTCACACTTGTCGTGATTTCCTCCGGCGTGATTTCGGAGACGTAGAACACGCCGCCGTCATAGAGCCTTTTCTCAAGGACAGCTTTGTTGAAAGCCTTGTTTGTCTCGTCCGAACAGGTGTAGAGAACGCGGACGATTTTCCCCTTGAGGCGGTCGGGTACAACAACTCGCTCTGCACTCAGCATTGCGCGGACGTCGTCCTCTCCGAGGCGGATGGTCTCGAACTCCCGGTAGGGCGTTTCGACGTACTCGCTCCACGCCTCCCCGTCGTCGTCGATGTCGTGGATGTAAAAGCCTCGCGGCTGGCCCTCGTCGTTGAAGTTGAGACCTGTAATGCTGCCGCAGTAGAACACCGCGCGGCCTGCCTCCGGGAGCTGCTGCGGCCGGTGGATGTGGCCAAGTGCCACGAGGTCGAAGTCTGCGGCTTTCAGAGTGTCGGGGTAGATGACGGGCTCAAACTGTGCAAATAGCGCGGTCTGGCCGCTCTCCATGTTACATCCCGGGACGGTGAAGTGCGTGGACAGGACGCTCGTCACACCGGGCTCGCACTGTGCTTTCAGGCCGAGAACGACCTTTGCCAGCTCGTCCGTGAACACCTGCGTTTCCTCCTCTCGAGAGAGGCCCGGGTGCGCTGCCCGATGTACGCCACGGTCAAAGCCCGGAATACACGCCACATCTACGCGCTGCCCGTGGTAGGTGTGGATGTGGAGCACCTCCGGCTCCGTTACGACGCTGACCGAATCATCGCCGTAAAAAGCCGTCGTCAGCATCTCGAACTGCTCCTCGCTGTCGTGGTTCGGAGTGCCGCGCAGCACGACTGTCGGGGCAACATTGGAAAGCCGCCGGATGTGGTCGATGGCCGTCCGGCTCTCGCGGAGGCCTCGGTCCGACCACACACGGGCCTGATGGAAGATGTCGCCGGAAACGACGATAAGGTCCGGCCGGTGCTCCTCTGCGTACATCGCCTGAAAATCGAGGCAGCGGCAGATGTCCTGAAAGCGGGCGTTCTGGCCGTTGACCTCCGGCCCGGGAAAGCTGCCGATATGCCAGTCTCCCGTATGCAATACTTTCAGCATCACATATCCTCCTTGAGCAGCTCCTTGATGATGTCGTCGAGCTTGCCGCGCCGCGCTGCATCTGCGCAAGACTTTCTGTTCCGAATATCCCTCATTTCATCTTCGGTCGGAACCTGCGTAGAGCACTTGTGGCCGGAGCTGATGCTGAACGAAATGTAGTCCAGCGCGAGCTTTGCAAGCTCGGTGCGGTCCGGGCCTTTGAAAGTCCCGATAAGGCGATGGAACCGCGCGCCGTTCGTGATAAGGATGGTTGCGCAGAGCTGTGCCTCGTGAGGGATTGTTTCAGTCTCCTTGACCTCAAACATTGCCACGTTGTCCGAATTGACGGCGACCATGCCGTCCTGCGAAAGAATCATCATAATCATTTCCTCCATGTATGGTTTCTCTGGCAGTCGCGGCAATAAGCCACTCCGCCGAAATGCTTGCGGCTGTACTCTGCTACGTCGAGGCCGACCTGCTTACCGCAGTCCGCGCAGAACTCGCTGTCGCCGTTCCGGCCCTGCTGTCGGTTACTCGGCGCGGGCTGCTGCTGGCGAGGCCGCTGCGCCGGTCTCTCGGGCTGCTGCTCCTGCTGGGGCTGCTCCTGTCCGACCTCAAAATCCGGCTCCGGCTGCACATAGCCGTCGTCGTCATCGTCCACATAGACCGTGTGGCTGGTTTTCGGGCGGCTGCCGTACAGGTCATTCGCCGCGCCAAACATGGACTTTACCGCCTCCTCACGGACGGTCGGATTGTCAAGGTTCGGGACGAGGTAAGCCACAACAAAGGGCTTTCCGAACTCCTCGATAAGGTAACTGGACTTAATCTGCATCGCGGTTCGGAGGGCGCGGTTGAGAGCCTTGCTCTCGCACATCTCGCTGCGGAACTTCATAAATTCTGCCCGCTGCTTCTCCGTCATCCCAGCCGTCACATCATCCACCGCAATTTCCTTATGGGCGACGATGGTGACGTTCTCTCCGGTGAGCTGCGGGACGCTGATTCGGACCTCGTGCTTGACGTCCTTGTTGGGGCATCCGCCGCAGCGAATCGGCTTTCCAATGCTGCGGTTGACCTCCGCGCACTTCTGGCAGGTGGACGGGACGACCGGGCGGCTGGAAAGGATTTTGATGCCTGCGGCCCGCATGAGCTTGGTGAGGCCCTTTTTGGTGAGGGCGTACTTGGCCGGGGTCGCTTTGTGGACGTACCCCTTGCTGTCGCGCCACTCGTCCTTGGCTTTCTCCATCTCATAGATTTCGCCGTCATTGAGGTCGGTGCTGATTTTCACGGAGTTCATCACCGGCTTTTGGATGTCGGCAATCTCCGTCACGGTCTGCATCGGGACGAGGAGGTTGTACTGCGCGGGCGGGTACTGCTGCGCAATGGTGAGCGCAGCGTGTTTGTTTTGTTCGTTCATGGTTCACGCTCCTGTTGACTTTTGATGTGGAGCGAGATACAATAGGCTTGTCCGACAAGAGGGTCGCGCTTTCGAGCGCGGCTCTTTTTTTATGCCTGTGTATCCGGCTCCTGCTGCTCTGCCGCTGCTGCGGCCTCCTGCTCGTCCAGCTCCTTGAGCAACTGGGTGATGGTCTTGCCTGTCTCCTTGCGGCAGCAGGTCGAGCCCATACCGACGCGACGGGCAGCCGCGCTGCGCAGCTTGCGCGAGCATCTGCCGCAGAGGCAGAAAAGGTTCTGTTCAGCCATGTGGTTCACCTCCTTTCAGTGGTTCTTGAGCATCTTGAAGAATGCGTTGTTGATGACGTGGAACGCAAGCAGTGTGACGCCGAGCACGATAAGCCACTCGCCACCAAAGGCGAAGTAGCCGCGCGCTGCGTAGCTGGCCGGAATGAGCGCCAGCGCGGCGATGAATCCGCAGATACCGGCCGAGAGAACCTCTGCAATCCAGATGGCCGCAATGAGAATCGCTCTGTGAATCTTCCAGTCCATTTAGTGCTCCTTTCTCTTGAGGGCCTGCGCCGTCTCAATGACTGCGCGGCTGTATTTGCTGCTGTGCTGGCCCTTGCTCCACGCTGATTTCATGCCGCTGTCGCCCATGTTGTAGGCCATGAGAGCCTTGTCCGGGTCGTCGTACTTTTGGAACGCCCGCCCGAGGATGTATAAGCCAGCCTCGATGTTCTGCTCCGGGTCCATCACATCCGTAATTCCGAGCTCCTCGTAGAGCCAGCGGTGATTGCAGATGTTAATCTGCATGAGGCCGAAGTCTCCGGTGTCGCTGACCGCATCCGGCTGGTAGCTGCTCTCCCGCTCGATGACGGCGATGGCGATTTCAAACGGGACGCCCTGCCGCTCCGCCTGCTCCCGGACGTACCGTTGCAGCTCGTCGCTCATGGGTACGTCGTAGAGGAGCTCCGGCTCCTGTTCGTCCTCTGGCTGCACCTCCGTGTAGGCGAGCGTCACATATTCCGTAACCGGTTCTGCCGCCGTCTGCCGTGCGAGGTTTGCTGCGGCCGTCGTTGCGCAGGAGCAAACCGCAATGAGTGCGGTGACTGTGCAGAAAAACGCAACAGCCGCAATCTCCATCTTTCTTTTAAGCGCATCCATAATCAGGTGTGGCGGCTGCTACGAGCGAGCCGACCGTCCTCCGTGCGACGCGGTCGAGGATTTCTTTGACCTCTCCGCTCGTCCGGGTCCGGCAGAAGTCGTCGCAAATCTTGATTCGGGTGTTCCCGATGGTGAAGTCCTCCACGACGTTCCCGCTCTGCTTCGCCTCCAACACTTTTTACACCTCCTGTTTTCCGAATTGCTTTCTGTAAATGAGCTTCAAGGTCTGAGCCTTGTTCGTTATCTCGTCGAGTACCTCGAGGTACTGCTCCATGCGCGGCTTTTCTTTCGCGTCGATGACGCCGTCGGCCGCGATGTCGATGATTCCGTCCTTGACCTCCGGTAACGACTTCATTGCCGAAATGAGCTGCAATGTGACCCGCTCGAGCTCTTCCAGCTCAATCGGTGAAATCGTCCCGATGCCGAGCGGGCAGAGGTGCGAGCAGAAATGGTTTTGCAGCTCCGGCGCGTTGTAGGTGTCCGACAGCATCAGGACCTCCTCCGGGTGCGGGTTGATGGTTCCGAGCTCGATGTTGGCGAGCCGCGTCCGGTCGATGCCGGTCACCTCTGACGCACCCTCTCTGCTGCCTAACCGGTCGTTCCACGATGCCGCTGCGATTCGTGCCTTGTAGAACACGTTATCTGCGGCTTTCGTTGCCATTTTAGGCATTTATCCCGTGCCTCCTTTCGGTTAAAATATTTACAAGGAAACGCCAAATGTTTGCTTTTGGCGTCATCGTTTCGCGTCAATGACGCGAAACGGGTCGCTTCGGGTTAAAAAAAAGGTCGTCGTAGGGATAGCCGAGGGCCTGCTTGATTTTCAGGCTCAGCTTGAGGGACGGATTCTTGTCTCCGCTCTCAATCTGTGCGTAGTGGCTCCGGCTCACGCCCAGCCGCTCGCTGAAAGTCTGCTGGGTATAGCCTGCGCCCTCTCGGAGCGTTTGCAGCTTTTTCCGCATTCCGCCTGTCTCCTCCTTTCTGTGTGACCCTTTTGGGGTCTTTCTGTGGTCTATTATAGTCCCTAATTGGGTCAAAGTCAAGTTTTTTTCAAAAATTTTTGCTATTTATGACGCAATTAGCGTCATTTGTCCCCGTGAGGGGATTTTTGTGATACAATATATAAGTCTTAGGGAGGTACGTCTGTATGGATAAGTTTTCTGAACGGTTGGTCGCGCTCCGCAAGGAGAAAGATTTGACGCAGGCCGAGTTTGCCCGCCTCTGCGGTAAGCAGCGCACTACGGTCTCCGGCTACGAGACCGAGGGCAAAGAGCCAGATTTCGCCCTGCTCTGCCAGATGGCGGACTATTTCGGGGTAACCACTGACTATCTGCTGGGCCGCGAGGATGAGCGCGCCCACGGTAACGAGGCGTTCCGTCAGGACAATGCAAACTTCAAGCGTAGATATGACGCCCTCTCGAAAGAGCTCCGCGCCGTCGTCTCCTCGACGTTCGATTCGGTCTATGTGCTGCTCTCTCGGTGTATGAACGCGCAGAACGCAGCAGAGCTGGCCCTGTACCGCGAGCTGTTCTCTGAGCTGCAAACCGGTCGCGGCGAGATAAAGAGCATCCTCGCTGATTGCGGGGGAGACCTGGCAGATGCTTTCCCGCAGATTATGGAGAAGCAGAACACGCTCAAGGCCAAAACCGCCTCTATTCTGGATAGCCTCTTGCAGGCTGACGTTGCGGCCTTAAAAGACAGCAACAAGTAACCTATTGGCCTGCGCTCCGGCGCGGGTCTTTTTGTTTGGAGGTCATCATGGAGCAGTATCTCATATACCTGCGCAAGTCTCGTTCCGACCTCGAGGCCGAAGCGCACGGCGAGGGCGAAACGCTCTCCCGGCACGAGCACACTCTGCTCGAGCTGGCGAAAAGGCAGCATCTCAACGTAACCGATATTTACCGTGAGGTCGTCTCTGGTGACACCATCGCTGCCCGCCCGATGATGCAGCGGGTTCTCTCCGAGGTTGAGCAGGGCGTCTGGTCCGGCGTCCTCGTCATGGAGGTCGAGCGTCTGGCGCGCGGCGACACCATCGACCAAGGCATCATCGCGCAGACATTCAAGTTCTCTGGGACAAAAATAATAACTCCTATAAAAACGTATGACCCCGACAACGAGTTCGACGAGGAGTATTTTGAGTTCGGCTTGTTTATGAGCCGCCGCGAGTACAAAATCATCAACCGCCGGTTGCAGCGTGGTCGCCTTGCCTCCGCCAAAGAGGGCAAATGGCCGTCCGGTTTGGCTCCCTTTGGTTATCGTCGGGTAAAGCTCAAAAACGAAAAGGGCTGCTCACTCGAGCCCATCGAGGAGCAGGCCGCAATAGTCCGTATGATTTTCGACCTGTACACGGTCGGTTTGCAGGACGAGGATGGTTCCGCTCGCCCGCTGTCTCTGGGTTCAATCGCCACGAGGCTCAACGATATGCACATCCCGTCTCCGTCCGGTTCGCAATGGGCAAGAATCACCATTCGCGGAATCATCAAGAATCCGACGTACATCGGCATGGTGCGCTGGGGCAGCCGTGAGACGAAGAAGAAAGTAGTTGACGGCAAGGTCGTTTCTGTACGCGGTCCTGCCGACCCAGAGAAAGAGTGCATATTCAAAGGCATTCACCCTCCGCTCATTCCGAAAGAAACATTTGAGCTCGCAAACGATAAGCTCACCCGGAGTGAGAATACTTCCACGCACAAAGAAAAGGTTGTCCGGAATCCTCTGGCCGGTCTGCTCGTCTGCTCCGAGTGCGGCAGGCAGATGATGCGGATGATAAACCCTGTCCATCCAGATATGCCGGTCGTGCGCTGCCCTCGTCGCGGCTGCCCGAATTGCTCCAGCTATCTTCCCATCGTCGAGGAGCGTGTCATACAGGGTCTCTCCGAATGGATGAAAGGGTATGAACTCGAGTGGAGCTCCGCTGCCGCGTCGTCCTCCGTGTCGTCGGTCGGCGTCCGGGAAAAAGCTCTCGCCAGCGCGGAGGCCGAGCTCCGCAAATTACAGCAGCAGCTCGAACGTACACACGACTTCCTCGAGCAGGGCATCTACGACACAGACACCTTTCTGTCCCGCTCCCGAATGCTCTCCGACAAAATCGCTGCCGCAAAGGATAGTGTCGCCCGCTGCTCCCGTGAGTTGACCGAGGAGAAGCTCCGGGAGACCAGCCGCCGTGACATCATCCCTAAGGTTAAGAATTTGCTCGACGTGTACCCGCTGCTCGAAACGGCCGAGGAGAAAAATGCTCTCCTAAAAGAGGTGCTCGAAAAGGTCGTCTATCAGAAGCTAAACGAGAAGCGAAAAAAGAGCCCTGATGGTTTCACCATTGAGATATACCCGCGCATCCCAAAATCCGAAAAATGAAAAGAGAGGGCCGTTTCGGTCCTCTCTTTCTTATAGTTATCCTGTTTAGCCATACTCGATGTTGTTGCCAACGATTTGAATAATCGAATTGTAATAAAAACTCGGACTACACCGCCATCGAAGCGTACCTCGTTTACCAGCACGACGCGTTCACCGGAAAGCAACTTCTGGATGAGCACGGCAAGCCGAAGCTGCGGGATTCGTACCTGCTCGACACCCTTGAGTGCGGCGATTTCTCGTTCGCAACGGCCTGTCTGCTGGCAAACCGCAAGTATGGCAAGAACACCCAACGCGATGATATTAAGAGCCATCAGTATATCATCAGCTTCGACCCACGAGATGCAGCCGACAACGGCCTGACCATGGAGCGGGCGCAAGCCCTTGGCTTGCAGTTCTGCAAGGACAACTTCCCCGGTCATCCCGCCATCGTCTGCACCCACCCGGATGGGCACAACAGTACCGGGAACATCCATGTCCACATCGTGATCGGCAGCATCCGAATGCGAGAAGTGGAACGTAAGCCCTATATGCAGAAGCCCCGTGACTGGCGTGAGGGTATGAAGCACTCCAGCACAGCCCAGACCATGCGGCACTTGCGTGTTGAGGTCATGGAGCTGTGCGAGGGTGCCGGACTGTACCAGATCGACCTGCTCAACGGCTCGAAAGAGCGCGTGAGCGAAGCTGAGTATTGGGCGCGTAGGCGTGGTCAGTTGAAACTTGACCGTGAGAACGCAGCCCTCACCGCAGCTGGACAGCCGCCCCAGCAGAAGAAGTTCGAAACCGTGAAGGTCGCTTGTCGGGGCGAGGCCCCTCCATTTGCTGCGCAAACCGCTCGGTCGCTCAAAAGCCCCACTGGGGCTTTTGTTGCTTCGCAAACGCGAACCCTGCGGAAACAGATTTCTTCGGTGCTGTATTGCGCTGTGAGCCTTGAAGATTTTTCTGACAGGCTCATGCAGCAGTACGGCATTGCCGTCAAGGAAAGTCGTGGACAGCTCAGCTATCTGCCCTCTGGCAGAACAAAGTTCATCCGCGCGAAACATCTCGGGGACAAGTTCGATAAGGCGGCAGTGCTTGCCACGTTGCAGGCAAACACCGAACGCAAACCCAAGGTGCAGTTCAAGCAGGATGCCATCGGGAAACTGATCGACA